TCCTCCCTCATTTATTTCCATTGTCTCCGTCGGTGTAGGGTTCTGAACGCTGTTAAATTCGTATATAAAAGTCTCAGGAAAAGAAATTAAATAATTTCCATCGGTAACTATTTGACTCCTATTATATTTTTTAAATTTTAATAGCCAAATATTACTTACACCCGAACTGCCATCCTTACATTTACGATTAAATCCGTTTACAATTTCCATCCTGCTGTCAAATTCATTCCCTTAATAGCATTAACTTCATCTTGGTAACATTTATATTCTGGTAAGTAATTTTTACAAATCCACTTGTTAAATCTAATTATATACATTTGAGCCATGTTTTTATATTTACCAGATAAAAACTGTACTTCTTGTTTGTCCACAACCTCTATTTTATCGCCAGTATGTTTATAGATTCCTGCATTATCTACCATATAAGAGGCAATCTCTATATATTGAGCCACTGATTCATTTTTTGTTATTGGCTTTATAAAATCATTGTATAATTCCAAATATAAACCGCTTAAGGTATTAGCTGTTTTATCAGAAACTATCTTATCATATAGTTGGCTACCAAGTAAAGGTTCAATAGTTGTAAGTTGTACGTTTGCGATGCAAAAAACAAATTTATCCGTGTCTGTATTTCCACTCAATATTGTTGAGCTGGTCATTTCTTGCGGTGTGATAAATAATAATTCAGCCATTATTGAAATCTTTTATTTGTTGGTAAAAATCCATTGTAAGGCATATCTTTTGGCTCTTTATAAACTAAGTTATTATTCGCTTCTGGAATAAATTTATTTTCTTTTCTTGTTTGAGCTGGCGTAACTTCAACCGATAACGGACTATTAACATCAGGATTTTTACTCCTGTCTTTTTTAGCGTAAATAACTCTATACCATTTATGGTGACAATCCCCACCTCCTTTATACAACCAAATAGAATATGTATTTGCTCCCTCAGGACCCCATCCTGCGTTTACCGATTTACTACCCATTGCGATAATATCTTCTTTGCGATATATCTTTGATGCACTTACCATTTTTTTGCAAAATTCCCTTTGTGGGTTATTTGAACCTGTGTATTTATACCTTACTTTATATATGTCGCTATCTTGCGCACTCTTTGCGTTTGGGTTTGAAGTTCCTGTTGTAGCTAATTGCAAATCAATTTTTTCTTCTTCTTCATAGTCAACTTCCCTTTCATCTATAATATCCCATTCGTTTAAATCTTCATCTTCACCCATTCCTAAAAACTCATCTAAATCACTCTTTTTTTTTTCGTCGTGTGAGTGCATTTGAACTGCTTTTTGTTCAGTTAATGGCACGAAATACAGGTCTAAGTTTATGTTATAAAACGTTAGGATTTCTTCTAACGCTTCGGTTATATATCTTTGTTTAGGCTGTATCACACGTTTCATTAATTGCGCTTCTGCTTCGTCTAATTCGTTTGCGTTATTACCTAATCCACCCTCTGACATAATACCGAATAATTTAGGACTTACAACTTTATGTCCTGTCATTATTTGCTGTCTACTTTCACCCGTTAGATATTCCCATTGTTTATGCTGTGCATCATTTACAGGAAAGGGTATTACGGTAATTTCAGCATCTCTGCCATTAAAGCTAATCACAAAATTCATAGCGTTTGGCGAACCTGTTAATTTAGCTTTAATTTTATTTTCTAAATCATCTTTTTCCTCAGGAGAATAAGTGCCACCATCAGGAATGTTTATGATATAGCCAGCACTTAATCCTTTTTTAATTGAATTAATATAAAAGTTAGCCAGTTCTTCCTCCATTTCAGCATAAGGCAAAGCGCTTAAATAGTCAGGGTCAGAAAAGTAGTTTTTACCAGCTTTATACGGTTTAATACAATAAATCTCTATATCTTCTTTTGAAGTTCCAAAAGCAGGATAAGGAACTGGTGTATATTTTTGTGGATTACTCCAATCCTTAGAATGCCAATAACCCTCGATTATACCATCTTCATTCTCTATGCAAGGAACTATTTGTTGTTTTGGAATATGGTATATAGCGCCTAAACTTTTTTTGTCTTTTGATTTAATTACTTGAATTGACGCCTCGCCAAACAACTCAAAATCTGAAATAATTTTTCGCAATTCTTTCGAACTAAAAATAGAAACAAAGTTTATCCAAGCACTTGTATTCACATTCTTAGAACGTAAACCACTACCGTAAATCAAATTACAATAAGAATCTATAATTGCTGAATTAGTAGGCGAACCGTTAAACCTATCGATTACATATTGATAAAATGAATTTTGTTTACCGTTTAATACCCAATTTTTAGATTTATTTTCCTCTAATTTAGGTCTAACATAGTTGCTTAGTTGTAATAATCTTATATCGTTACTCATAAAAGTATAGGTCGTTTGTTGCTTTAAAATCTTGTGTTATCTGAGAAGTTGCAAAAATTTTATCTCTGTAAATTATACCGTTAGCATCCGTTATTTTAACCTGATATTTATCGTTTTCCAAAAAATTAAAATCAAAAGTTAAAGTCATTATTCCGTTTTGCGTAACGTAAATAGGAGTCAATGTAGTTTCTACTTGCATTAATTCATTATATAAAAACAAATCGATTTCCCCATCAGCATAATAGCGTGGAATAATTGCGATTAAATGCGTTGTATCGTTTGGGTCAACTTTCTTCATATATTAAAAACAAAAAAACCGCTTTTTTGTTACGAAAAGCGGTTAATTTAAAATAAAAAAGAAAAAAGAATTAAACCAAAGCCAAAAATGCCGTTACGGTTGTAGCATCTAATTTAGGAGAAAGTGAACCTGTCGTAGAGACACCCGTAAGAGTGTAACCGTTTAAGTCTGCTTTTGCTCCGCCTGTTGACTGAGCTACTGTGAAATCTATACCATCATCGATTCCGATAGCGTGAAAAATACCGTTTCTATCTTTTACGACTGCCATAGGAAAACCGTAAGCTAAAATGTTCATTTGAGCCGAAGTAACTGCGTCAATTTTCTTAAGCACAAAAGTACTTGTTTGCGTGTTTACTGTCGTACCATTATTTCTGTCTGGTACTAAAGATTCTGCAACATTGTTTCCATCTCCTTCAAGTTCATACTCAAAGACTGTTGTAAGGAGTGGATTTATTGCAGTTGCAACCCCTGCCAATACCGTGAAAGGATTTTCAACAAAGTTAAAAAGATATAGTTTTCCAATACCTCCTAAACCTTGCTTACACGCCTTTTCTCTACCTGCTGTAATATCACAAGCCATATAATTATTTGTTTAAATTAAGGGCGATAACTAAACCGCCCCTGTTACTTATTTAATTATGCGATAGGTCTTGCCCAAACAATCTCAGCACCGTTGTAGTAATTAACTCCAGCGTTGTAAACCATAGAACCACGAACTAAACCTGTTAATAAACCGATTTCGTCCTCGTCTTTTAAAATCAATTCGTTATGGTCAGCTAACAATCCTGTAGCAAAGATTAAGTTTTTAGGCTCAGCGATTACAATTGTAGAGCTTGGCAATCCTGCAATTTCTTCGATAATATATTTACCTAATTTCAAAGTTGTGTTTGCATCACCACCTAATCCGTTTGCAATTCCTTTTGAAATCAACCAGAAATTATAGTATTGAGCCACGTCACTTGAAACCCCTACTTTTAGGTTTTTCTTACGAACTGCTACTGGTACTGCGTTCAAAGCCAATTTCATTTGAGCTTCTACGTTTGCTTCAGTAACTGCATCTAAATCAATATCGATAACAGTTGCATCAGCTAAGAATAATTTTAAGAAACCATCAAACTCATCTGCGTTTGAACCGTCTCCATTCCAAATGTTATCGTCTAACTCCTCAGCTGTTTGAGCTAATTTTTCAACTGTAATAGCCTCCATAATATCTGATGGCATATTGTCGTTTTTTGCTGACGCTCCCATTGATTCCTCAGACCATTGCGCTCTGAAATCTTCTTTACAAACTGAGAAATCATCTTTAAATTTCTTAGGTTCTAAAACTTTTTCGCTTAGTGTAATAGCTCCAGCGGGAACGTGTCCGCAAGTGTATTCTCTTTTACCACCTGTTAGTGCGATTTTTCTAAGATTAAGTTTATAATTTACATTTGGGAATACTGTTACAAATCCTTTTGTAATAGTGTCCGCTTCTTTAAAAGCTTGTCCGATAATTGCGCCTGCTTCTTTTCCTGCGTAATTTGAAGTTACTGATGTAGTTGTTGCCATTTATTTTTTTGTTTTTGTTTTTATTATTATACTGCTGTGAATGTTATTGAACCAGCCAACGAACCGATTCCGTCAGCGTAAAAGTTTACACCATCCGAATAAATTTCTATAAAATCCCCGATTGTTTCTGCTGTTGCAACAAATGAAATTGTATTTTCGTTTGATGCTGGCACAAGTGTACTATTAACATCTGCGTTACCTTGAATAATACTTGTAAGAGATTTAATCGTCCAATTAGTGGTAGCAAAAGCACTTCCAATTGTGAACTTAGCTTTAAATCCTTTTTTAGCAACTGATGGCAAAGTAATTTGTGCCCCTGCTGATGCTGACAAAGTAAATTCTTTACCGCTATCAAACTGAGTTAAAACTCTTGCCGATGCAATAGTATCTACAACTATTTCATTAGCTCCATAAACCGTCGTTCCTCTTGTTGCCATATTAGTTTGATTTTAAAGTATGAAAAATTCTCTCTTTTGCACTCATTTTAGAAAAGTCTACTTGTACAGGAGTTCCATTAATTGGCTTGCTTGCTGGTTGTTTTGACAATTCAGTTATTTGCTCTTTTAATTCTGAAATTGTTTTTTCTTGCGCTGTATATTTAATCAAAATAGATTTAATTGCGCTTTCAATTTCACTTGCGATTTTAGCATCGTTCGAAACTTTACCGTCTTCATTACCTAAATCTTGTGCAGGTGCAGGCTCTCCCTCTGGTTCGCTTGCTGGTTTAATTTCTTCAACTATACCCTCAGTTACTACAACTAAGATAGTCCCATCTTCAAGAGGGTGTTCTCCTACTGGTACAGGAACTTTCGTACCATCTTCAGCAGTTACCCAGCATGATTTACCCGCTTCTAAAACGTCTCCCTCAAATTCAATCTTAACGCTTCCATCCATAAGCATAACTTCACCTAACTTTATTTCGGTTTTTGCAGGATTAAAAGCAAGTAAAATCTTTTCAAGTAAAGAGTTTGTTTTTGCTTGTTCACTCATATTTATATTTGTTTTTAAATTTACTTCTTCTAACGACAACATAG